TAAACTCAGGATCAAGTCCGTCTAAGACAAGAACAAAAAGTAGACAACCAGTTGCGCCAACTACAGGCGGTTCATCTTATAAGGGCAATAGAGTGCGTATGTCGCAGGATCAACTTAGGATGGCTCGTGAACTTGGAATTACAGACGAATCAAGTCTTAAAAAATATGAAGCCGAAATTCGGCGTCAGCAAAGGAGCCAGTCATGACTGAGAAAAGAAACGTGCGTGCAAACGAAACTCGAAATTCCACTCGTAATGAGCAATCTCGCCCAGATACTGCGTGGAAACCACCATCATTGTTGGATGCTCCAGAGCCTCGTCCAGGATACACCCAACGATGGATAGCTACCTCGATTCAGGGTAAAGAAACTCCAGATAACGTGTACAAACGTATGCGTGAAGGCTGGGAACCTCGCAAAGCTGATAGCGTGAAGGATCCGTTGTTTCCGACGATCAATCATGGTCAGTGGGCAGGGTCAATTGGAATTGAAGGAATGTTACTTTGCGAAATGCCTAAAGAAAAGCATAAAGCAATGAAAGAATACTACCATAATCGTAGTGTCGAAGCAAACGAATCAGTTGCAGGGGATCTCGAGGCATTAGGACGAAACAATGGACAACCAATCTATCAAGAACGGAAGTCCTCTTCGAGCCGTGGCAGGGATCTCTCTGTCATGGAAGATTAAACTTTACGCTGAAAGGAGCGAATAATGGCTAATGTTGATGCAGCCTTTGGGTTTGTCCCAATTCGCCATATGAGTGGTAATGCCCCACGGACTAATAAGTACACTATTGCTTCAGGTCTTGCTGAGAACATCTTCACAGGTGACTTAGTTATTCTGATCAATACTGGTTTGCTTACTCCGCACACTGCAACAGAGACTAATAACATTGGTGTCTTTGCTGGGGTTTCTTATACCGCATCAGATGGTTCTTACGTTTATAGTGAGTATTGGCCTTCGGGCACTACTGCTACAGACATCGTGGCATATGTGTATGATGATCCATACACTGTGTTTAAAGTTCAAAGTGCAGGAACTCCTGCTCAGACTAATATCGGTAATTGTGCTGATGTTGTTGCTGGGGCAGGTTCAACTGTAACTGGACAATCTGGATTTGAAATTAGCGGAACAATGGCTGCAGGTATTGCTACCTGTAAAATCATTGGTCTGTGGGAAGGTCCAGACAATGCATTCGGCGCAAACGCTGTCATGGAGGTGCTTATTAACGAGCATATTCTTGGCACGAATGTTGCTGGTATTTAAGGAGGGTATGAAAAATGGCTATGAATAGAGCACAATTTGCTAAAATGCTCGAGCCAGGACTGAATACTCTTTTCGGTCTTGAATACGACAGCTATCCACCAGAATATGCAGCAGTCTTTTCTTCAAACAGTTCAAGTAAGGCTTTTGAAGAAGATGTATTGTTGCAAGGTTTTGGCTCTGCACCAACTAAAGACGAAGGTGCAGCAATTTCATACGATACTGGTAGTCAGCAATGGACTGCACGTTATCAGCATGAAACTGTTGCTTTGGCATTCTCAATTACTGAGGAAGCTGAAGAGGATGGTCAGTATGGTTCGATTGCATCACGCTATACTAAAGCACTCGCACGCTCAATGGCTTCTACTAAAGAAATCAAAGCTGCGAATGTTTTAAATAATGCACAAACAGCTGGCTTCACAGGTGGCGACGGTGTTGTACTTTTAAGTGCATCTCACCCAACTACCAGCGGAGTCCAATCTAATGTGTTGGCAACTGCTGCAGATTTATCTGAAACTTCACTCGAGTCTATCCTTATCCAGATTGCGGATATGAAAGACGACCGTGGACTACGGATTGCTGCACAAGGTACACAGTTGATCATTCCAACTGCTTACACTTTTGTTGCAGAGCGTTTGTTAGAATCACAGCTTCGCACAGGTACAGCGGACAACGACATCAATGCTATCAAATCAGGCGGTTATCTGCCGAAAGGATATCATATTATGCGTCGTCTAACTGACTCAGATGCGTTCTTTGTTCAGACAGATGTTCCTGATGGCATGAAAATGTTCCAACGCTCGCCTATGAAAAAAGGCATGGAAGGTGATTTCGAAACTGGTAACGTGCGCTACAAAGTGCGTGAGCGTTATTCTTTCGGTGTTACTGACTGGCGTGGAGTTTTCGGCACAGAAGGTGCTGCATAATAAAATACTGAAGGGGAGCTTGCCTCCCCTTCTTATTATCAACTTGACAGCGCAAGCTGACTCTAGCCACGACAAGGAGATACAACATGGCTAATACAACTTTTACAGGAGCAGTCCGCTCCGAAAACGGATTTAAGGTAGTATCTAAAAATGCTACAACAGGTGCATATACCGATGTTGCTTCTATTGCCTCAACAGGTATTGTAACAAATAAATATGTTAAGCACGTTGGCTTTGCAACAGGTGTAACAGTAAACACCACAGCAGGGGACAGCCCGACAATCGGTGAGTTTACTCAACCTGCGAACACAATTATTACTGACATCAAAATTTTCTGTGCCACAGCTCCTGTTATTGGAACTGGGGATATTGGATATGAAGTTGGGACATCGTCTTCTGGAGCACAAATTGTTGCTGCTGTAACAGATGAGATCTTAGATGGTGGTACAACAGTTGTTCTTGGTAATGTAACCACAACAACTCTTGTTGCGCAGACACAGAGTGGAACAACTGCTCCTGCTTCTGTTCAGTATGCAAGTGCCGAAAGAACTATCTATTGCAACATCACTAACACAGTTGATGCGACAACAGCTGGATCTTTCACATTCATTATTGAGTATGTGCAGATTGCATAATTTAATTTGGGTGAGGTTAATATCTCACCCATTATTTTAGGAGGTTAATTTGGCAGATATTACAACAACAACTAAAGTTTCCGAGAACACTCGTGAAGTTGTTTTTGCTTTCCAGTATCAATATGTCGATGGTGGTGATGAAAGTGCAGTATCTAAGATCGATGTTTCTGCATTAACTAAAGACGCAAACGGAAACACCTGTACAGGGATCAGGATAGCAGAATGCTGGTGGGTCATTAAGGCAATGACTGTTGAGGTTCTTGCTGATGCTGATGTGGATGTAATTGTTATGCACCTCGACGAAGGTCAGTCAGGATACCAAGACTTTTCTAAATTTGGTGGACTGCCTACAACTTCGAGCTATGGTGCTAATGGAACTGGTGATGTTAAGTTTACAACGACTGGAGCTGGAGCTGCAGGTGATGCTTATCAAGTTATTATCAGAGGGATTAAACAGTATTAATGGCACTCTCAGGAACAGTAGCATTTAGACCAGACGTTGAAGAAGTAGTCACCGAAGCCTATGAGCGTTGCGGAATAGATCCGCAAACTCGAACAGGTGATCAGGCTGTTTCTGCTCGACGAAGTCTAAACCTGCTGTTCTCAGAGTTTGCAAATAGAGGCATTAATTATTGGGCAGTTTCCCAGAATACATTAACTTTAGCTGATGGGACAACCTCTTATACTTTACCAGTAGGAACAATAGACATTATAGATGCTGTTATAAGAGAAAACTCAACAGACCAAACTATTAATAGAGTTACAATATCTGATTACAATCAAATTCCTAATAAAACAACTGAAGGCAAACCAAGCCAATATATGATTGACAAGCAATACACTCCTGTTGTTTATTTCTGGAATGTTCCTGATAAAACATACACTATGGTTTATTGGGCAGTAAACCAACTTGATGATATAACAGCCTCGAACCAAGATACAGATGTTCCTTATCGGTGGAGCGATTGTATTTCAGCTGGACTAGCAGCAAAATTATCTCTTAAATATGCACCCGAGAAATTTCAATTATTAAATGAGCTTTACGAAAGAGCTTTCAGCTTCGCAGCATCTTCCGACAACGATGGTGTAAGTTTACGAATACAACCAACCGCATTGAATTTGGTATAACATGGCAAAATATGCAAAAGGCAAAAAATCATATGCGATAAGCGACCGAGGTGGCCAAAGAGTTCGCTATACTCAGCTCAAGACAACTTGGGATGGTTTGCGTGTTGCTCCTGATGAGTGGGAACCAAAACACCCACAGCTTACTCCTGCCAAAAATGTTATAGATGCTCAGCAATTATTTCAACCTAGGTCGACTGGGCAAAGCCAAGAAGATGTTGTAATATATATCGGCTATTCTTTCGATCCATTTTTACCAATTCAAGAAAGACCACCAGTTGGTTGTCCTGGACATGGGCAGTCTGGTTTAATAGACAGAGTAGACTTCGAGGCTTACCCAGAAGCAAATGGTGTTGCAGGAACAGGTGCAGTCGGAACTGAAACACTAGAAATGTCTATCAATGAGACAGGTGTTGCAGGAACAGGTGGTGTTGGTGATGAGGTTCCAGCTGCTTTTGTAACAGGTGTCACTGGTGGTGGAGGCTCTGGTAATGTTGGCATCGAGGCTCTTAATCTTTCAATAAATGAAACAGGTGTCGGTGGCACAGGTGGAGTCGGGACTGAAGTGCCTCAAGTTGATGTGATCGAGACAGGTGTCGGTGGCACAGGTGGAGTCGGGACTGTTAACAGTGGCTCTATCGTAGTCGATCAAGAATGGGGATCTGGCACTTGGGGTGCTGGAACTTGGGGTAATTAAATGAGCTATACAACTTTAGTTGCAAACATACAGAACTTTGTAGAAGATGATTCTACAGAACTTAGCAACTCAATCGATACTATAATCGCTCAAGCTGAGGCGATGGTTTTCCAAAGACTTCCGAACTTGCCTTGCTTTAGAAACGTAACAACAGGCAACCTT